TGGCACGTAACATTGGATACGTACCACGCTCTAGAACGGCAGCAAAGGCACAGGTATCATTTAGTACAGCAGTTAACACTACATCGCCTACAGCGACCTTACAGGCAGGTCTGGTGTGCACTGGTAGCGTAGATAATACATCATATACATTTGCGGTTCCTGAAAACATCACAACATCTGTTGTTAATAATGTAGCAACATTTGAGAACGTAGATGTTTATCAAGGAATCTTTTTAACAAAAGAATTTACAGTCGATACTTCACTGAATCAGAGATTTTTACTTGATAACTCATATGTTGATACATCAACAATCTCTGTTTATGTAAAAGGTCCTGGAGACACAGGTTTAGGTGTTGAGTATCAATTAGTTGATAATATTTTAAATCTTGAGAGTACATCCAAGATTTTCTTGATCCAGGAGGTTCAGGATGAGAAGTATGAAATCCTCTTTGGTGATGGATTACTTGGTGAAAAGTTAGAGAACGAATCAGTCATCACTGTACATTATATCGTAACTGATGGTACAGATGGTAATGGAGCATCTTCATTCTCATATTCTGGTAGCGTCAAGGATTCTGGTGGTAATATTCCCAATCCAGGATCGGTCACTGTAACGACCGTTCAGGCAGCGCAAAATGGGTCTGACGTAGAATCTATCGATTCCGTCAAATACTTCGCTCCTAGGATCTATTCCTCGCAGTACAGAGCGGTTACATCACGGGATTACGAAGCTATTATCAAGTCAATCTATCCCGATACTGAATCTGTTTCTGTTGTTGGTGGTGAAGAGTTAGATCCACCAGAGTTTGGTACTGTTACTCTTAGTATCAAACCAAAGAATGGTAGTTTTGTATCAGACTTCAATAAGTCTCAGATACTTTCTAAGTTGAAGCAGTACACTGTATCTGGTATCAATCAAAAGATTATTGATCTTAAGATACTATATGTTGAGATTGATAGTGCTGTTTACTATAACACAAACAAGACGACTTCTGCTTCTTCCCTAAGAAGTTCGATTATCAACTCTTTGTCGGAATATTCTGAATCAGTTGACCTTAATAAGTTTGGTGGTAGATTCAAATATAGTAAGGTTCAGCAAGTTGTTGATAATACAGATACCTCAATTACTTCTAATATTACAAAGGTCATTATTAGAAGAGATTTGAAGGCGGCAATTAATCAATCTGCACAGTATGAGTTGTGCTTTGGTAACCAGTTCCACATCAATCCAGATGGACGTAATATCAAGTCCACGGGATTTAAGATTTCTGGTGAAGTAGATACTGTTTATTTTACTGATATTCCTAATGATGATGGCAAAACGGGAACTCTTTCCATTGTTAAAGAAACTTCTGATGGAACTATCAGAGTTATTAACAAGTCTGCCGGTACCGTAGATTACATGCATGGTGAAATCAATCTGGGAACGGTCACAATCACATCTACTGAAAAGATGAATGATATTATTGAGATTCAAGCATTCCCAGAATCCAATGATATTGTTGGTTTGAAAGATCTATATTTAAGTTTTAGTGTTTCGGATAGCACCATAAATATGGTAAGAGATGTTATTGCATCTGGTGATGAAATTTCTGGAACGGTATTTACTAGAGATTATTACACATCAAGTTATTCAAACGGGATTCTTATAAGACAGTAATATGATACAAACTGGGTTCGAACCTAGGGTTAAGGTTCAAGAGATAATTGCTAATCAATTACCTAGCTTTATATTGGACGAAAATCCAAAGGCAGTTGATTTCTTTAAACAGTATTATATTTCGCAGGAGTATCAGGGCGGTACTTCAGATCTTTCTGAAAATTTAGACCAATATCTAAAAGTTGATAACCTGATACCAGAGGTTGTTGTTGATAGCACCACAACGGTCGGTATAGTGACCGCTGGTGACTCTACAATCAACGTTAGTTCGACTAAGGGATACCCAGACACCTATGGTCTTTTAAAGATCAATGACGAGGTTATTACGTATACTGGGAAGACTTCTACATCCTTCACTGGATGTGTGCGTGGTTTCTCTGGAATTACTAGCTATCACCAAGACACTAATCAAGAAGAGTTAGTTTTCTCCGATACAGTAGCAGCAGATCACGTTGCTAGTTCTTCTGTTCAGAACCTTAGCACATTATTCTTAAAAGAATTTTATAAGAAACTGAAAGCAACATTTACTCCTGGATTGGAAGATGTTGATTTCCATCCATCAGTCAATGCTGGTAACTTTATCAAAGAGGCAAGGTCTCTGTATGAGTCCAAAGGTACTGATGATTCCTTTAAGATTCTTTGTAAGGTTCTGTATGGTGTAGATCCAAGTATAATTAATCTAGAAGATTATTTGATCAAACCTTCTGCTGCTCAGTACATCAGAAGATTCGTTACTATTGCAGAAGCAATTTCTGGTAATCCAAATAATCTTGTAGGCCAGACAATTACCAAAAAGACTGATGCAGGCACTAATGCTTCTATCTCTGAAGTAGAACCATTTACAAGAAACAACAAGCAATATTTCAAAGTATCATTATTCATTGGATATGATGACCTTTCAACAATCGAAGGTACTTTCCAAATTACACCCTCAACCAAAGCAACACAAACTGTTGCTGTTGGATCGTCTGTTGTAACTGTTGATTCTACGATTGGATTTGCTCAAACTGGGTATGTTTTGTCTGGAATCAATTCCATCACATACTCCGATAAGAGTATCAACCAGTTTTTAGGTTGTACAGGTATTGGACAAACGATTGAGGCGGCAGATAACGTCCGCTCCGATGAGATTTATTTTGGATATGAAGACGGCGATTTAACGAAAAAAGTTGAATTGCGTCTGACAGGTGTTTTATCAAAGTTTGAACAGATTAGTGACAACCTGAATGTTGTTAATAACGATATTATTTCAGTAAAAAATCTTGGTTCTAATGTTAAGAATCCTGAGACTGATAAGACATACAAGCAAGTATTCTTCAACTCTTGGATTTACAATACTAGTTCCAGATATAATATTAGTGACATAAGCAACTATACACTTGCGAGTGGAATTGACAGATCAAGTTTGAAGAAGGGTGATAGAGTAGAAATCCTTCAAAGAGATTCAAACGTTGTTGATTCTTCTCCTACAAATATTGCATACATTGCAAATATTCTGAACACCGAAAATAGAGTAACATTAGATAACCTTTCATTTACTGCTGCAACAGGACAGGATTATGATTTAAGAAGAAAGTTAAATACTGCTTCTAGTTCTAATGTAACAATGTTGTATGGTAATAATACAACATTATCTGATGTATTGAATGTATATGATGAGAGAGGTAAGTATGCATATGTTGCCTCAAACTCACTTCCATCTAACAATGACACAACTGCTACTTCCATTGAATATGCTTATGAAATAAGTAAGGAAGTAAATACTACCTCTATTAGTGCAGGAACAGTTGGTATTATCACTGATGGATTTGCAGATGGTACTTATAGAACAATTAAGTTCGCAAATCCAGTTCCTTTCATTGAAGGTGATAAGATCTTCTACAAACCAGATGTAGCTCCTCTGGTTGGATTAGAGACTGGTGGATATTTTGTTTCTATTGTATCTTCTGATAAGAAACAAATCAATCTTTATTCTTCCAGATCATTTGTTGGTGGTCCCAACTATCTGAAGTTTAGACCACAGGCAGATGGTCATAGATTTACATTGTTCTCTCAAAGATCAAATGTTCTTGGTCCACAAAAACTGCTCAAGAAGTTTACTCTGGAACCAAACATTAAAAATGGTGTAGGTGAGTTAACTATTCCAGGATCCACTGGAATGTTGATTAATGGTGTCGAAATATCCAACTATAAATCTGATGACAAGATTTACTTTGGTCCTTTAGAAAGTATAAATCTCCTGAATGGTGGTAAAGGGTATGATGTAATCAACTTACCTGTTATTACGGCTACTACTGGAACTGGAACTACAGCAAAGATTAGACCAGTTATCAGTGGATCTTTTGAAAAGGTATATGTAGATCCTCAAGACTTTGATATTCAAAGTATTGTTTCTATTGGTATTACTGGTGGTAATGGAACTGGTGCAGTATTAGAAGCACAGTTAACTGATAGATTCAGAAATATCTTCTTTGATGCTAGATATTCATCTGCTGGTGGCGGTATTAATTCCACAACCGATCAGTTGATTTTTAAAGAAGACCACAATCTTACAAGTGGTGAAGAGATTATCTATCATGATGAAGGCAATACTCCTATTGGTATTGGAACTACTACTTTAGTTGATAGAGCATCATACTTCGCTAAGATTGATAATAACAAAACGATCCAGTTGTTTGAGTCAAAGTCAGACTTCCTTGCTGGAATCAACACTGTTGATCTTACATCATCTGGTAATGGAACTCAAAAATTCACTCCAGCGAAATCCAAAAAGACTATTGCAAACATTGTTGTTGTAGATGGTGGTTCTGGATATACAAACAGAAATCTTTTTGTAAAACCAGTAGGTATCAATACCACTAATCATACTATTAACTTTGTTAATCATGGATTTGAAGATGGTGATAGGATTGTTTATGAAAATACTGATGGTATATCATTCGAATCTCCAGATATTACCGTAGGTGTAAAGACTGCTTCATACATGATTCTGAAAGTTGATGATGATACTTTCAGACTTGCTGATATTGGTATCGGCGGAACTAATCTTTCTAAGTATGAGCAAAGAGAGAATATTAGAATTGAGGGCGTAGGTTCTGGATTGCACCAGTTCAAGTTCCCTGATATTTCCGTTGATGTTCAATACACCTCTGTTGGTTTTGGAACAACAACACAATCTTACCAGACAGTTAATGCTGTTCCTATTGTAAGAGGAAGCATTATTGATTCTTACCTCTATGACGCAGGAACAGGATATGGTTCAACCATTCTGAATCATCACCGTAAACCACTTATCTCTATTACATCAGGTAAGAATGCTCAGTTAGAACCTATCATTGTAAATGGTAGATTAGAAATTGTTAATATTGATTCTGGTGGAAATGAGTATACATCATTACCAGATATTGAGCTTGTAGACCCAACTGGTGCAGGAACTGGTGCTGATATTAGACCTATCATCTCTGGTGGTAAATTAACTGATATTAAGATCGTTAATCCTGGTATTGGTTATTCAAGCACCTCAACATTAAGAGTTAAGTCTACTGGTATCAATGCATTGTTTGATGCTGATGTTAGAGGACTGACTGTTACCAATACTTCTAGGTTTGGTAATGAACTCTTAAATGAGACAGATGAAAAACTGCAATACTCTGTATTGGGTTATTTTGATACTGTTAGAGATGCATTCAATGAAGATTCAACTATAACATCCAAGATTATTGGATGGGCGTATGATGGTAATCCAATCTATGGTCCTTATGGATACTCTGACGCAGATGATACTAACTCATCACCTAAGAGAGTAGAGTCTGGATATGAACTCAAAGTATCTGATGTAGTTGATAGACCATCTGGATTTAGTAACGGTTTCTTTGTTGAAGATTACTGCTATACCAGTAATGGAGATCTTGATGAGTATAATGGTAGATTTGCAAAAACTCCCGAGTTTCCAAATGGAGTCTATGCTTACTATGCAACTATTGATTCAAGTAATGATCCACAGTTCCCATTCTTCATTGGTAACAAGTATAGATCAAATACATTACATGAGAATAAGACATTAAATCAAGAGTTTGATTTCAATAACTCAAATCTACTTAGAAATACCTTCCCATATAAGGTATCTGATTCTAATGCTGATAACGACTTTATCATTGAAACTAATGAGGTTATTAATCAGAAGTCAATTGTAGAATCTCAAACTAAGGGTTCTATCACTGGGTTTGATATTGTCAATTCTGGTTCTAACTACATGGTTAATGATGTATTGAACTTTGAGGCAACATCAACTGGTGGTGGACTCATTTCAAGAGTATCGAGAGTTGGTGGTAAGAATATTACAGATATAACTACAACTATTGAAGAGTTTCCAAACGCAGTATTTACTTTAGATAATGACAGAAATGTAAGAGTAACTATCAAACCAAGTCATACTATCTTGAATGGTGAAGATGTAGTAATCTCCGGTTTCTCAACAAATCTGTCTAGACTGAATAACACTTTTAAAGTTGGCGTTACTTCTTTCAAAGCATCTCTGATAAAAGAACTCCCTGCTGGTACATCTGGTGTTTCGACCGAAATTTATGTATCAAGAATTCCTGAGAATATTGCAATCAATAGTCAGATTGGAATTTCAACAGAAACTCTTACTGTATTAGAAATCTTTAATAACAAAAATATTATTAAAGTTGAAAGAAGTTTGACTGGTATTTCACATACTGCGACTTCTGAGGTATCGTTCAAACCAGATTCATTCACAATTAAATCTAATCTGGAATTCTTTGATTCGAAAGTCAATCAAAGAGTATACTTTAATCCAACAGAGTCTGTTGGTGTTGGAACAATAACTGGCATTTCTACATCGGTTACTTTCACCTTAGGTGATTCATTGATCACAAGAGATATTCCAGCTAGGACTATCACATTAGAGAATCATCCTTTTGAAAATAATCAGAACGTTACTTTCACTGCTGATGGTACGGCAGTATCTATTTCAACGTCTCCAACAGGAACTCCATTTAACTTACCATCAAATGTATTTGTTGTAGATAAGAATATCAATAGTATTGGTATTAAAACTACACTTACTTCATCAGAGGTATATTTTAGAACGGTAGGTGCTAATAGTGACGAATATCGTTTTGATACAAACTTTGTTGAGATCACTGGTAAGGTTCAAAAAGTCAGATCTCAAGTTTCTGTATCAACCTCTCACGAACTGAAAGCGAATGATGTTATCAATCTTGATGTCGCACCTTCACTTTCTGTTGGCATTGGAACTTCAACTGCCGTAAGAGTTCAAAGAAATACTCTGACAGGTAACATTCAGATTAATCCTATTACATTTGCAGCGGCAGGTGTTAATACAGTAACTAATCAAATTAATATTCCATCTCATGGTCTTAAGACCTTGGATAAGGTTGATTATGATGCCAATACTGTTGCATTAGGTTTACATACTACCACTTATTATGTTTATAGAGTTGACGATGACAATATTCAACTTTCCACTACTCTGACAAATGTTCAGAAAAATCCACCAGTAGTTGTGGACATCCTGAGCACCGGAGGATCTACTCAAACTATTTCACCTATTAATCCACAAGTTGTATCTGTTAAAGATAATAATCTTGTATTTAATCTTGAAGATTCTTCACTTGAAGATTATCAGTTCAAGATTTATTATGATAATGCATTCAATAATGAAGTAGTATCCATCTCCACAACTGGTTCATTTACAATTGTTGGTCTTGGCACTGTTGGTGTTACAACAGGAGCAACATTGTCTGTTAATCATAATACTGATCTTCCCAGAAGACTTTATTATAACATTGAAAAATCTGGATTTATAAGCACTGCTGATAAAGAAGTCAAACAATATTCAGAAATCTTATTTGAAAATAGTGCATATTCTGGTGAGTATCATGTTTCTCCTGTTGGACTTGCTGGTACAACATTCAATATCTTCTTGAGTGAAGTTCCAGAGAAATTATCTTATATTGAATCAGAGTGTGCTAATTTAGAATATGAGACTTCATCTGTAACTGCATCTGGTCCAATCAAGAAGATTAATATTATCTCTGGTGGTAGTAACTATGAACAGTATCCTGTATTTACAGATGTAACTGGTTCTGATGGTAAAGATGCCTATATCGTCCCAACATCTTCTACTATTGGTAATGCAGAGACTGTAAGAGTTATCAATGAAGGATTTGAATATTCCTCAGATAAAACTCTTCAGCCAACTGCGGATATCTCTCCTCTGATCACCATTAAAGATTCAAATACTGTTGGTTTTGTTAGTATTACTGATGGTGGCAAGTTCTTTATCAACGCACCATCTGTATCTGTTGTTCATCCAACAACACGTCAAAAGATTAACAGTGGTGTTCTTTTTGCTGAAATTACAGATAACTCAATTACAAGAGTAACTATTGAGCAAGAACCAAAAGGTTTACCAGAAACCACTGCTTTACTCTTTACTGAAGATAATACAAATGGTATTAGTGTTCAGAAAGTATTCTCCAATGAGAACAGTGGAATTATTACTTGTCATATTACAACACCAACGGTAGGATTCCCCGTTGATCCATTTGCACTCGGTGATGAGGTATTCGTTGAGGGTATACAGAAGTACACCTCAACTGGAACTGGATTTAACTCACCAGACGTTGGATATAGGTTCTACACGGTTACTAACTATGATAAGACAAGTGGTGTCTTGGATAGAGTTACCCTTGATGGTACAAGTTTCATCACTAATGCTGGTTTAGCAAAAACTGAGCAGGATGCAACTGGTATTGTAATCAATAAAAATAATTACCCAGTTCTTGAAGCAATCCAAAAGAGATCTGCATTCTTGATTGGCGAGAAGCTTCTTATCAATGGCGCAACATCAAATCTGACTATTGCATCGTATGACGAACTCTCAATCAAGATCAATGGAACAGACGAACTTAAAGTTGAAGATGTCTTAACTGGCGTTGATTCTGGAAACATTGCTACTATTAGTTCCCTTGATGTTGGTGAAGGTGTCTTCTCTGTTGATTATAGCATCAAGAAAGATATTGGTTGGGAAACTAATGTTGGTATGCTCGACTTTGATGATCAAGTAGTTCCAGATAATGATTACTATCAAAATCTTTCATACTCAATCAAGAGCCCACTTACATATCAAAAGACAACTGAGGTAGTCAAAGGTCTTTTACACACAAGTGGAATGAGAGACTTTGCTGATACTGGCATTACTTCATCTACATCTGCGGGCATTGCAGATACTGATGACCAGACAGGAATTTTTAAAGACTTGTTAACTGAAACAAGAGTTGATACTGTTTACGATTTTGACCTGGTTAGAGACATTGATGTTGTAAACAATACATCGAAATTTATCACCTTTAAGAATAAGAAATTAACTGATTACATTGATTGTAGAACAAATAGAGTTCTGACGATTGATAATATTAATTCTCAGTTCTCTAACCTTGATGGGGAACCAAGTAAGTTTCTGAATATCTTCAAACTTGATCCTGCAGATACTTTCACAAGTATTCTGTTCAGAGTCAGTGACAAGGACATGAATGAAGTTCAACTCTCTGACCTGGTTATTCTCTCTTCTGGTGGTAATAACTTCTTATTAGATAAAGGAAGTGTTGTTAATACAGGTACAAGTATTCTTCATGCTAATGGTGATGAGTTTGGTACATTTGAGATCGTAACTGATTCTATTGGAGATTCTTTCTTGAGATTTACTCCAGATGATCCAGATAATATTGACTATGATCTAAAATCAAGAACAAGCAAATTTAATAGCAGTAATGTTGGTGTTAACACACAAGCGATTGGATTTATTAATCTTGTTAGTTCAAATGGTATAACCACTCAGACTGGATTTACCACTGCTCTTTACACAGCAGCAACAGATGAGTTTGATGGATTATTTGCTGATGTTCATGTAATTAACAAGAGCACTAATGAAATGAATTTTGCCGGAGTTTATCTGACTCATGATGGCACTGATACATTCATTTCTGATTATTATAATGATACCGATTCAACCACTAACTTCTTGTCTATTGATGAAATAGGTAGTTTCAGTGCAAATATTATCAGTGGAATTGCTACATTCACTTATACAAGTGATACAGAAGATGATATTGATATCAGAGCAAGAATTGTTGGATTTGGAACAACTTCAATCGGCATTGGAACTCACAGATATAAGAATAGCTTCCAAACTGATGGATCAGAAAGATCTGTAATCTATCAGTCCAACTTCGTTGATAATGTTTCTACTGCAACCACAGTAGTATCAGTAAGTAATGGACTTTTTGACTCTATGAAGTCGTACGTTAGAGTAAGTGTTGGTGACACTAGTGCTCTGCACCAAGTCCTGATGATCAAGGACTCGCATCAAAACGTTTACATTCAGCAGTCACCATTCTTATCAGTAGGAAGCACAACTGGTATTGGAACCTTTGGTGGTGATATTGATGGAACGGACATGATTCTGACGTTCACACCAGACACTGCATCTAATGTAAGTGTATCTGCTTTTAGTGAAATATTCTACACCAAGATTGATAGTCTGAATACTCCAAATGTTCTTAACATTGGTGCTATATCAGAATCGGTTGGATATAACTTCTATAATGCAATCAATGGTGACAGAATCAACAGAACTCAGTTTACTGTTAATCATAATTCAGTTCCCATCTTTGCTAAGGTCTTTAACCCAGAAGACACAGATATCATGGATCTTTCGACAGGTCCAACAACATTCCAAATTGATGATCACTTCTTCCAAAACGGTGAAGAACTGATTTATACTCCGGCAGCATCATTCGTAGGTGTTGGTTCAACTGCCATGCAGTATATGCCCGCAACTCCTGGTAGTATAGACATATTACCAGAAAGAGTCTTTGCTATTGTTGGAACCGATGAAAATAGTTTCCAAATTTCTACATCTCTTGCTGGTGCTGCTGTAACAATTACCTCAATTGGTGAAGGTAATACTCACATGTTCGAGATGGCGAAGAGAAATTCTAAGTCACTGGTTAGTATCAACAATATCGCACAATATCCAGTTGCGATGACTGAAATAAATCATTCTCTTGCTGACAATGGTGGATCTATTGGAGTCGCTGATACTATCTTCTCATTGAGTGGAATATCAACAATCAAACCAAAAGATCTTATTAAGGTTGATAATGAGTTTATGCTTATTGAAAATGTTGGTCTTGGTACAACTGCTGTTGGTCCTATCACCAATACTGGTGCATTCAATCTCGTTCAGGTAGAAAGGGGAGCGGTTGGTACTTCAAAATCCACACATGCTGATACAGCCGGTGTAGCAACAGTCTTCTCTGGTGGATACAACCTTGTAGGTCAAGATATCCACTTTACGGAAGCACCAAGAGGAAATCCTCAGTTTGATTCAACGAGTTCTAATTTAGATTTCCCAGTTGCCTCTTTCAATGGCAGAGTATACCTCAGACAGGATTATGCAACCAACCAAGTTTATGATGATATTTCTGATGAATTTACTGGTATTGGTAGAACATTTACATTGAGTGTAGATGGTGGAAATACAACAGGTATTGGAACAACTGGTGGTAATGGAGTTCTGTTTATAAACGGTATTTTCCAGACACCAACTACTCAGAATAATCCAGCAAATAACTTCAGTATCGTGGAAGATTTGTCTGCTGGTATTAGTAGTGTAAGTTTCAGTGGTATTAGAGACCAATCCAATAACATCTTCACTTCTGAGTTTGATGTGAATATGGGTGAGTTACCAAGAGGAGGAATGATTGTTTCTCTTGGTTCAACTGGTGGATCTGGATATGCTCCTTTGGTTGGTGCAATGTCCAAACCTGTAATCGGCGCTGGTGGTAGCATTAGTGATGTTGTTGTAGGATTTGGTACAACTAATCAAGTTAAGAGAGTTAGTGATGGATATTCCATCAGTACAGCAACTTATAACAATACTACTGGTATTCTTGAGATTACAACAAGTGATCAACACAGACTGACTGTTGATACAAGTTCAGTCTTCATGGAAGGTCTTGAGTTTGCTTGCACTGCTGAGCATACTGGAGTTACGACTACTATCTTCCCAGATGGTAGCAGTCCTTTTGGTCAAAGATTCCCAATCACTGGAATCACTTCTTCCAGAACATTCACTGCTAATGTTGGAGTCTGCACGATTCCTCATGCTTATGTTGGTATGGGTACCATTTATAAGTGGTGGGATTTAACCGAAGGTTCTGGATATAGAGATGGTCATGTATCAGTTGCAGTAACTGACTTGATCTATGATCACAGATTTGTAAGTGCTGGCGTAAACTCCATCACGGATAATCTTCATAACACATATACTGCTACGGATGCAGATTACAACTCTCTGACTGGTATTCTTAATTTAACCATCGTAAATCATGGACTGACTGATTCCAATACAGTTGCTATTGGAACTGATAGTTTAGTATTTACTTGCTCTAAGGATAATCATGCTACTGAGCACTCATATCCAAGAGCAGTTTCTAAGACTCAAGCAAGAAGAGGTGTAGTTGCTGGTGACCCTGCACATAATGCAGTATTGGGTATCCAAACATTCACTCAAAACACGATTAGTGTTGGTGTTGGAACTGGTGGTGGCGGTGGATCAGGTGCTACCGTAACTCATGTTGTTGGTGCTGGTGGTACACTTGCACTTTCAGTCGGTGCTGCTGGAACTGAGTACGTCAACCCAGAAATATTTGTTTCTGAACCAAATTATGAAGATCTGAGTGTAATGGGTATTTCCAGATTGAGTATTGGTGCAACCACGGATACTGGAATCGGACTTCTCCTTGATATTAATGTAAGTGCAGGATCTACTACTGGAATCGGATCCACCTATCATGAAATCAGTGGATTCAATATTTCAAGACCTGGATATTCTTTCCAGAAGGGTGATAGATTTAAACCAGTTGGATTGGTTACTGCTCGTGGACTGGCTGCTCCTCTTTCGGAATATGAACTTGAAGTTCTTGAAATCTTCACCGATAACTTTGGTTCATGGCAGTTTGGTGAACTTGATTATATTGATTCTATTAAGAACTTCCAAGATGGAACTCGTAAGAGATTCCCACTCTTCTATAATAACGAACTTCTGAGTTTTGAAACTGAAGAAGATAGTGATATTGATCTTGCCGCTTGTCTTTTGATTATTATTGATGGTGTTATTCAAGAACCAAATGTAGCATATACATTTGAAGGTGGTACAAACTTTGCACTCGCAGAACCACCATTAGAGGAAGCAAATATTGATATCTTCTTCTATCGTGGAACCAGAGGAACTGATACCGTTCTTATTACAACTGTTGATCAGATTATTGAGAAGGGTGATGAAGTTCAAGTTATGAAGAATAACGCAATCAGAACTACTGAGTCCCAAGAGAAGAGAACTGTATTCAACCTAGATTCCTCTGATAAGATTGAGACTAACCGTTACTTTGATCAAGGTATCAATGATACTGATTTCAAACCAATTAATATTATTAAGCAAAAAGTTGACCAGGTAATCAATGGTGAGAATGTATTTAAGACAAGAGATTCTATTGAAACTCAAATCTTCCCAGTTTCTAAAATTATTAAAGACTTCAACGTAGGTGATACTGAAATATTCTTAGACAATGCAGACCTGTTTAAGTATGATGCTCCTAATTCATTCTCTATGATGGTTGTTGCTGGTATTGGTAGCACAGAGGCAACAGGTAATGTTGAGTTTGTTGGTTCTGCAACCACTTACATGGGATTCTCGGGTATTGTAACAGGTATCACAACTACCACTGGTATTGGAGTTCCACTCGCACTTGAGATGGAAATTATCTCTAATGATTTTACACATCTGAATGTTGGATATCCAATCTATATCTCTGATACTAATATTGGAACAGGAGTTACTTCAATTAATGATTCTGACGCAGCAGTCGTCGGTATTGGTTCTACATTCCTCGATAATGTCTATTATATTCATGGATTACAAACCAGCGGAACTGTTGGTATTATTACATGCAATATCCACTCTGCTTCAAATGTAGTTGGACTTGGAACTACCACTAACATTCATAATCCTGTTGGTAAGTATTCTTGGGGTAGAGTTGCTGGATTTACAAGATCTAGTGCTCCCATTTCAATTGGAGTTTCAGGTTTCACAATTCCAAGCACAACGGTTGGAATTTCTACATTCCCAATCGCTCAAAGAAGGGGTGTTGGATTGAGAGATAATGGTTCATTACCAAAACAATTGTAATAATCTTTGTATAAATATCTAAAAACGCAATGATATGGCAGCTGTCGTAACAGATCAATTTAGACTTTCTAATGCCAGTAATTTTGTAGATTCGGTTACTAATGCAAGTAATTCGTATTATGTTTACTTGGGGTCTTGCAATCCCACGTCTCCATCTGTAGGGTTTGGTAGAACATCAGATTTTAATACTAATGTTCCAAGTCCTACCGATAATCTTCAATACTCTGGATTTTATAAGAAGAATATACTTTTTGGAAAAAAAGTTAATAGTGCTAATATAAGAAGAGTCATTAGAAAAGTAACTTGGGTAGCAAACAATCGCTATGACATGTATAGACATGATTATAGCATTGAGAATCCAACTCCTAATTCTAACTCAACCAGACTTTATGACTCTAATTACTATGTAATGAATAGTGATTTTAGAGTATATGTTTGTATTGATAATGGATCATCAGGATCTAATCCCAAAGGTAATAATTCGCAAGATGAACCAACATTTACTAACCTAGCACCTTCTGCTGCTGGAACTAGTGGTGATGGTTATGTATGGAAATATTTGTTCTCAGTATCACCAAGTGATATTATTAAGTTTGACTCTACAGAATATATCGTAGTTCCTAATGACTGGGCTACATCAACTGATACTCAAATCTCTGACGTTAGAGAAGCAGGTGATTCTGAAGTTCAATCAAACCAGATTAAGAAGGTTTATATTGATGATGCTGGTTCTGGATATAGTGCAGGAACAGTAGATATTCTTGGTGATGGCAGTGGTGGTAGAGTTTCTATTACTGTTGATAGTGCTGGTGCCATTACAGGAACAACTGTTACTGCTGGCGGTAAAGGATATACGTTTGGTGTTGTTGACTTAGGCAGTCTACAACCATCTGGTTCTATTCCCAACCCAGCAAAACTTATTCCAATCATTCCTCCATCAAGAGGACATGGTTTTGATGTTTATACTGAACTTGGAACCGATAAGGTCCTTATCTATGCCAGGTTTGATTCATCAACTAAGGATTTCCCAGTAGATACTCAGTTTGCACAAGTTGGAATTATTAAAAATCCACAAGAATTAAGTTCTACTAGTGTTTTCACTCAAAGTCACTTCTCATCTCTGTTTGCTGTTAAGTTAGCAGATGATTTCACTGGTACACCTACTATTGGTGGAGAGATTACTCAGACAAGAACCGATGGTAATATTGCCAAGGGTTATGTCGCTTCTTATGATAGCGAAACAAAGGTATTAAAGTATTTTCAAGATAGATCATTGTATTTTGGAAATGAAAAAGATCAAACTGATTATGATACTGTAACCACAGGATCAACCATTTATGATTTTGAATCTTCTTCAAGCACTATAACTCCATTTAGTGGATCCATAAACACCACATACACTGGAAGCAGCGTAACTGTGGGTAGTAAAGTTGTAGACTTGGGAGTCACTTTTACGAACGGACTTGCTAGTCCAGAGATAAATAAAAAAACAGGCGATTTAATTTATATTGACAATCGTCCCACTGTTGTAAGAGACATCAGACAAAAAGAAGACGTAAAAATTATTCTGGAATTCTAAAAAGAAATGGCACAAAAAACCGATTTAAACGTCAATCCATATTTTGACGATTTTGACGCATCGAATAATTTTTACAAAGTATTATTTAAACCCGGATTTCCAGTCCAAGCTAGGGAGCTAACCACTTTACAATCAATACTTCAAAATCAAATTGAAGATTTTGGTAGTCATGTTTTTAAAGAAGGTTCAATAGTAATACCTGGTAATATTGCATATGATGGTCAATTCTATGCTGTTAAGTTAAATCCAACTAACGCTGGTATTGATATTTCGGTTTATATCGATAAGTTAATCGGTAAGAAAATTACTGGTCAGTCTTCTGGAACAACAGCAACAATTCAATCTTATTTGTTGCCTGATGGAAATAATGTTGAAGATCTTACAATTTATGTAAAGTATCTTGATTCTGACAATAATTATGAATTTAATCAGTTCCCTGATAATGAGTCATTCTTTGCTAGTGAAAATATTGTATATGGTAATACAACCATTACAGCAGGAACAGTTCTTGCTACGTCAGTAGCATCTGATTCTACTGCGATTGGTTCCGCTGCTTTTATTAATGACGGTGTTCTCTTTATTCGTGGATATTTTGTAAATGTATCTAAGCATACACTAATTCTTGATGAGTATTCAAATACTCCTTCTTACAGAGTTGGTCTTAAGATTACAGAGTCTCTTGTAAATGCAAAAGATGATTCTTCTTTGTATGATAATGCCAAGGGATTTACAAACTATGCAGCACCTGGTGCTGACAGATTAAAGATTGATCTTACATTATCCAAAAAACTGTTGACTGATGTCAACGATACTGACTTTGTTGAATTATTGAGACTTGAAGATGGAAAGATTAAAGTTCTTGAGACTAAAACTGAATACAATAAAATTCGTGATTATTTGGCAGAAAGAACATATGATGAGTCAGGAGATTACTCAATCATTCCGTTCCAACCATCAGTCCACAACTCATTAAATGATAGATTAGGAAGTGATGGTCTTTTCTTCAGTGATGAAGTAACAGATCAAGGAAACACACCTAATAATGATCTGATGTGCTTCAAACTTTCCCCAGGAAAGGCATATGTCAGAGGATATGATGTAGAGACAATATCTTCGAAGATTTTAGATGTTGATAAACCAAGAGATACTAATAAAATTTCCTCAGTAAGCATTCCCTTTGAGATGGGAAATCTTCTGAGAGTTTTTGATATTACTGGAACTCCTAAGTTCAGAGAAGTCGTTAACTTAAAATCAAGAGTCAATGGTCTTGGTACTACAATTGGAGAAGCAAGAGTATATTCTTTCAACTTAACTGATGGAACATATGCCGACGATTCTACTCAGTTTGATCTGTATCTGTATGACATTCAAACATACACTGAGATTACTTTTAACCAACAACTAGCAACGTCTCAGTTGCCAGCTGGTTCTCATATCAGAGGTAAGAGTAGTGGTGCTACTGCATTTGCCGTTAATGCTGGTGCTAGTGGTGTAACAGTGATGTTCAGACAGACATCTGGAACATTTGCACCTGGTGAGCAGATTGAAATCAATGGTGTTGATGACCTGCCAGTTTCTAACTTCCAAGCAGGTCCTAGAACGATTGTTTCTACTCGAGTATTCAATAGTAGAGATATCATGTCAGTTACACAAACTGGCATTGCTGGATTTCCAAACTTTACTGCTACCACAGTACTAGAAACTACTGATTTGCCAGATGGTGTAACTGGTGGTGTTATTTCTGGTGGTAATCTCTTCACTCCTGCTGGTGGTTCAGCACCAACTCTGAAAGTTGATGATGTTCTTGTTTATCAATCCGGTAGTGGTGATTTAAGATGGAATAGAATCACTGCTGTTAATAGTGGTGGCGCTAATTTCTCACTCACTAGCACTGGTTCTGCTACTCCTGGTGTTTATAATCCAGCTGTTGCTAATGGAACATATGCATCAGTAAAACTGGGTATTTCAAGAATCTCTAATGAAGAGAAAGGATCTCTTTATGCAGAACTTCCAGATCAGAATATTGCTTCTGTAATGTTGAGTGGTTCTGAGTTAATGGTTACAGAGCAGGTATCTGCTAAAACTATCTCTGGTAATCAACTGACAATTTCTGTTTCAGATTTTACAGGTATTTCAAGTTCTTTCCTTACTGCTTTTGATGCTGAAAGATACTTGGTTAGTGAAAGTGGTGGTGGTATTGGAACAGTCACTTCAGATAAGTTTGTATTGAATGCAAATAGCACCGAAGCAACGGTATCTAATCTTACTAATGGAACTAATGTTGTTGTAAATGCAACTCTCATTAAACAAGGAATCCAAAGTAAAGTTAAAGAGTATACAAGATCGACACAGTTAGAAGTAACTCTTTCTAAGTATACAAAATCCGGCACCAATGCCAATACATCTGTAAATGATGGATTGACTCATAACCAGTTCTATGGATTGAGAGTTCAGGACGAAGAGATTTCTCTGAATCGTCCAGATGTATCGGAAGTTGTTGCTGTCTATGAGAGTTTAGATGCCAGCACTCCTACTTTTGACACAATTACTTTTACGTCAACAGCAGATGTTACTAACAATGCAATTATTGGTGAAAACTTCACTGGAACTGACTCAAATGCGATTGCAAGAGTAGTAACAAAACCCTCTGCTAATGTTTTGGGTGTTGTTTATCTGACTGGCGAAAAACTCAATAATAATGAAGAAGTTACTTTTGATGAGTCAGGTATTATAACAAATATTCAAGCAATTAGTGCTGGTTCTTATAAGAATATTACCAGTAACTTTGCTTTGGATAAAGGTCAGAGAGATCAATATTATGATTATTCAAGACTTGTAAGAACAAAGGATTCTACTATTCCTTCAAGAAGACTTCTTGTTGTGTATGATCACTACACTATCCCAACTGAAGATGATGGTGATGTATTCACAGTATTAAGTTACGACAAAGATAGATTTACAAATGATGTTCCTCTGATTGGTAAAAATAAAGTCAGAGCCACAGATACTCTTGATTTCAGACCCAGAGTTTCCCTATTTGAATCCACAACAGCATCGCCATTTAACTTCCCAGCAAGAGATTTTGGTACTGTTCCTAAGTTACTCTTAGCATCAAATGAATCTTCTCGTTTAGGATATGATTATTATCTTGGTAGAATTGATAAAATCTATATCAACAAGTTTGGTCAGTTCATAGTTCAGAAAGGTATCTCTGGAATTGATCCAAAACCACCTACCAAACTTGATAATGTAATGGATATTGCAACCGTTACGTTACCACCCTATCTCTATAATCCCAGTGATGCTTCATTGGATCTGGTTGATAATAGAAGATATACAATGCGTGACATTGGATATATTGAAGATAGAGTAGAGAACTTGGAGAAAGTAACATCACTTTCTTTGCTTGAGTTAAATACTGCTACTCTTCAAATCCAAGATGTTGATGGAAATAACAGATTTAAGAGTGGATTCTTTGTAGATGATTTTAGATCTAATGAGTTTATTAATCAAGAACTATCATCTGTTCAGGTCGATCCACAGACTCAGGAGTTGACTCCTATTATTGCAAGAAATACTCTTAAGAGTCAACTTGCACCCGCAGAGGAGTTGATTGATACTGTTGTTGACTTCTCAACAAATTATTCATTGTTAGATTCTAATGTTCAGAAGACTGGTAAAGCAGTAACTCTGGCATATGAAGAAAAAGGTTGGATTGAACAACCACTAGCAACTAGAGTTGAAAATGTCAACCCATTCCATGTTGTTCTTTACACTGGTAATGTTGAATTAAGTCCTGCGCAGGATAGTTGGGTTAGAACAATCAGAATTCCACCCCGTAACGTAAGTGGTGGAACATCTAATGTTTCTCTTGGTGGTGGATGGAGAGTATTTGCTGGCACTGTAACTCAAGTATCTACAAGAGACGTAGTTGTATCTTCTGGTAATGACGCATTCATGCGTTCCAGAAATACTGAGTTTGATATCACAAATATTAAACCACTTACTAAATTCTATCAATTCTTTGATGGAAATGGTTCTGTTGATTATGTTCCTAAGTTGCTTGAGATTGCTTCTGACACCACACTTGAAGAATATGGTGCTTCTGGTGCATTTGAAGTTGGTGAGACCGTACATGGCACTGACTCAGAAGGAAATATCTTAATTAGATTTAGAGTTGCTCAATCTAATCATAAGAATGGTCCTTTTAACAGTCCTGAATTAGTTTATAATATCAACCCATATGTTAAGAGTGAGAATCTTCAAGCAGATTATAGTGCTTCATCAAAAGTGTTGAATGTAGATACATTTGCATTATCAGAAGAAGCGCAGGGTAGATATTTTGGTTATGTAACTAAGGGAATGAAGTTAGTTGGACAGTCAAGTGGATCTGTTGCTTATTTGAAAGATCTCAGATTGATCTCTGATAACTATGGCGATCTGAAAGGAACATTCTTCCTTAAAGATCCATATGCTACTCCCGCTCCTGCCGTCAAGATTGAAACTGGAACGAAGTCTTACAAGGTTACCAATAGCCCAACTAATGCAGAACCACTGCCTGGTAGTAACTTAATTTCTTCCGCAGAGACTGAGTATAAAGCAGAGGGTGTATTCCAGGTCAGACAGTTAGTACAGACCAGAAGAACTATCAATCGCTTCGTAGACCCCCTTGCACAGTCCTTCACGGTGGGTGGAAACGTTGAAACCACATCTGATGCCACCGGTGGAAATGACGACACTAACGGCGCTTATTTGACCGCTGTGGACTTGTTCTTCGCTAATAAGGATTCTAATAATAATCCAGTTAGAGTTGAGATTAGAACTGTTGAGTTGGGAACTCCAACTAGAGATATAATTGGCGATACAGTAACACTTAGACCAGAAGATATTACTATATCCAGAACAGGTGAGATTGCTACTAAGGTTTCTTTCCCATATCCAATCTTCCTCGAACCTTCAAGAGAATATGCAATTGTAGTTGTTTCTGAAGCAAGTGATGAGTATGAGTTGTGGACTGCTCGCATGGGTGAAGTAACTGTTAATACTCAGTCACTTCCTGATGCAGAGGCAGTCAGATACACCAAGCAGTTTGCATTGGGAAGTCTGTTCAAGTCACAAAACGGAACTATCTGGACTGCTGATCAATATCAAGATCTTAAGTTCAAACTGTATAAGGCGAACTTCACATCCAATTCTGGCACAGCATACTTCTATAATCCAACATTGGATGAAAGTAATGGATATGTTCAGATTCTGGGCGAAAACCCAATCACAACACTTCCAAAAACTGCTACTCTTGGAATTACAACTGCATTTGATGCTACCACTCAACAAGATCTGGTAGTTGGTAGAAAGATTGTTGGAGCAGAAGATTTCGTTACTGCTACTATATCTGCTACAGGTAGTTGTGTTGCTAATATTGGTATTGGAACCAGTGGTTCTTCTTACGTAAGTGATACCAATGTTTCAACTTACAATATTATCGGTTCTGGTTCAGGATTGACTCTGAATATTACTGCCGCTGCTGATGGAGTTAAGGGTATTACAAATGTAAGTATTGGTAATACTGGTAATGGATATCAACAAGGTGATGTAGTTGGAATTGTAACTTCATCTGTTTCCTCACTCTCTGGTACTGATGCTACTGTCAATATTCAAGCCGTTCAGGGTACTGATACTCTTTATCTGACTGACCTTAAGGGTGACAGTTTCACTATTGGTGCAGCAGTAAGTTTCAGAGATAATAGTGGTAATCTTGTTTCACTTGCTAATACTACTATCACATCTTATACCGAAACTGGATCTGCTAACTCGGGTAATTTCATTAAAGTAAGTCATTTCGATCATGGGATGTATTCCAACACGAACAGAGTTGTACTTAGTGATATCGAATCTAACATCCCACCAACAACACTTTCTTCTAACCTATCTTCTCAGGAAGTTGATACTATTAGTGTTGGTAGTACTGTTAATTTCCTCACCTTTGAGGGTGTTGCTGTTAGTGCTGCTAATACGGGATATGTATTAATTGAAAATGAAATCATTGGTTATGACGCTGTTGGTCAGGATATTCTTGAAATTGCTACTAATGGCAGAGGTGTTGATTCTACATTGGTAATTGATCACTCAAGTTCAACAAAAGTTGCCAAGTATGAGTTGAATGGTGTTTCTCTCAGAAGAATCAATACAACTCATGATATCAGCAATATTGATATTGAAATGGATAAGTATAGCATTGCGATTGATAGATCTCAAAATGGTTTGAATAGAACTTCTGACGATGCAGGACTTAGGGCACCCGAACTCTCATTCAATGATGAGTCTGATTTGGGTGGATCAACTTCCAAGGCATCTGAAAATATTCAGTATGGTGCTTTGATCCCCAATTATTATGTTGCTACTCCTGGTTCAAGCACATCTGCAACAGGTCAAATCAGAACTGTATCAGGAACAAGTGTTGATGGCACAGAAGTTTCATTCTTGGATAATGGATTTGAGAATGTAGAGTTGAATAAGATTAATTTGTTGAGTTCTACAAGAATAGTTGCTTCTGAGGTTAATGAAAATGCAAGATTAACCAACCTTCCCAGGAAGAAGTCGTTTACTACTGCTGTAACATTGACTACTGAGGATAGCAATCTTTCACCTATAATTTACACAGACGCTGCATATACAGAGTTCAGAAATAGTCGTGTAAACAATCCAATCAATGATTATGCATCAGACAATAGAGTTAATTCTCTCCTGTTTGATCCTAACGCAGGTGTTTATGTTTCTAATACCGTAAATCTTTCAAATCCAGCTACGGGTCTTAAAGTTATCTTGGCTGCTTATAGAGATTCTACGGCAGACATTAGAGTTCTTTATAGTTTGACAAGAGCAGATTCTGCTGAAGTAGAACAAGAATTTGAATTATTCCCTGGATATGATAATCTTGCTGCTAGTGGAACAGGAAGACTTGAGGTTGTAAATCCAGCAAATAATAGCGGTAGATCAGATGCCATTGTTCCAGCAAGTTTGGAGAATCAGTTCTTAGAATATGAATTCACAGCAAATGATTTAGATCTATTCACTGGATATAGAATCAAAATCATTATGGCAGGAACAAGTCAAGCAAAAGCGCCAAGAATAAGAGATCTTAGAACTATCGCGGTAAGATGATAAGAGTTGAAGGGCACCAGCATCTTTATAGAGATGAAAAAACTGGTGCCATTGTTAATTGCGATAGTGTAGCATACAATCAGTATGTCTCAACTGTTAATAGGAGGACTTTGCAGAAAAAAGAACTTTCTGATATGAGAGCGGAGATTGACGAACTTAAATCACTAGTAAAGGAGATCTTGAATGGAAATGAATCCAGATGATATTGTATTAGAGACGATGAATAAATCTTTTGCATATGAGAAACTTGCAAGAGATATTGAAGATGTAAAAGATCCAGATCTTTTAAGAGAAGTTGCAAAGTGTTATATTAAACTTTATTTTAAGCAACAAGAGGTTGTTTCCAAGATGGGAGCATTGTGAATATAAATACATACTAGGTTCCCCTATCCGATTTCATGGCTGATATCAAGGTTAGAGTAGGTCAACAACCTGCGGTTAAAGTTGTATCTTCATTAGGAGGTGCTCAGGG